TTGGCTCGATGGCTGGGGTTGGGTGTTGGGCCGCCGCTGGATATTCAGGCCTGTCACCATCGGGAATGATCAAGAAACCAAAAACTAAACAAGCAAGCTGCGTCGTAATAGGGCGGCCAAGTCAAAGGAGATAAACAATGAAAGCTAAACGAGGCAGACCACGCAAGCAAGCGACACCACACACAGGATTCACAACCCGCGACCCGATGCCGAAAACACGCGATCCGGTCATACAGAAACCAAAACGGGATTATCAAAGCAGGCGTTATATCCCCGCGCCCATGCCGGTAATCTGTCCCAGGTGCGGACGCAACACAAGGCAGACAGGCGGAAGTTATAAAGATCCCGTTAATCAAACCATTGTCGAATATCGGGTTTGCGTTAAGTGCGGCGAGAAATTGGGGGCTGGTCGAAAGATGGCACAATTTGAGATTGATAAATATTGCTCTCATTCGGAAGATTGTTAAAAGAATATTTAGATAAATAGACAATCTTTGCACACAGCGCAAACATAACACTAGACCCTATTGCGTTTGGCTTAAAACTATGCCATGTTTAAAGCATGGCAGACCAATTATCGATATTACCTACTACATTAATGGCCGGGGAAAGTATAAACGAGTCCATAACGGGTTTGACTTTCCCCGGCGCTGTTATATATACATTCGGATCATCAACCCCCGTTAGCGTTACATGCACGGAGGATGACCCCAACTACACTCTTCTTGTCACGGGCACACAAACGTTGACCTTTGGTTATGGCGATATTAAATATACCGCCATGCAAACCATAGGCACAGTGACCACCTGCATTGATTACGGTACAATCTCTGTATCAGCATCCCCCGCAGCAACAAGTGATTACAGCACTCAGTTGACGGCTGTAGATACCGCAATTGCTAACTACGCAACTAACGCAAATAAGAAAATCAAGGTTGGAGAGATTGAAATCGAATACCGCAACCTCAAAGAACTGCTTAATCTTAGATCATACTACTCTAATCTTGTTGCCAAAGACACCGGACGCGGACCGCGTGGCGGGCCGTATCACATTTATTCGAGGTTTCAATAATGCGCCTTTTAGGATTTAACATTACACGGTCGGGCATTAAGCGCGGGTTTGGCGTTGTTCGTAGCTTTGCCGCTGGCTTGACACCTTACTGGCTTGCTGGCTGGAAATGGGACGGAGGTTTTAGTAACAAAGAGATTATGGCTGTATTTGCTAAGGTCCGTGGCAGATCAAACGACATGTTTAAAAACTCTGCCCATTATCGCAGATTTATTTATTTATCACAGACCAACATTGTCGGTTCGGGTTTCGTTTTTAAGTCAACCCCACACGACGGTTTCCCGGGAAGCCCAAATTATAAACTTGATCGGGGAGCAAGTGCATTTATTGAGTACCATTATAAACGATGGGCGCAAAATCCTAATTGGTGTGATGTTGCTGGCGACATGAATATCAATGAGATAGATAAGCTCAATGTCAAACTGTGGAAGCGCGACGGGGAATACTTTATGCTGCTGGACCGCAATGCTCAAAACCCGTATGGGTTTGCAGTACAGACCATCCGGGCCTCATCCGTTGATCACAGATTTAATACCACGTTAAAAAATGGCAATATTGTCATAATGGGAATTGAGTTTAATCCAACGTCAGGGAGGGCGCTTGCGTGTTACGTTGGGACCGATCACAATAACGCGGATTACACAAATTACGGAACACCATTAAGGCGATATTCAAAAGCAGATTTTATCCACGGATTTACAAAAGAAGATCCGGGACAGGCACGCGGAATAACTCACGGGGTTGCGGTGTTGCGCAAACTTAAGATGCTTGATGACTTTGATGAAACAGAACTTGTTATTGCAAAGGACGAAGCTTGCACAGTTAGAACGTACACGGCCCCCGCAAATCAAGATGGCGAAATTACCAACATGACCACCGAGGAAGCCGGTCAATTAGTTATGGATAAAGAGCCGGGGCAAGCAGAGGTGTTAACGGCTGGATGGTCAAGCGAAGTTCAGACGCCAAAGCACCCAAACCGCGAGGTCACGGCATTTAAGAAAACCATGTTGCGTGACATTGCAAGCGGGTTAAATCTTGAATATGCGAACTTTGCAAACGATTGGGGCGGCGTTAATTATTCAAGCGTTCGGGCTGGAACAATCTCAGAGCGTGATGCTTGGAAAAGCGATCAGGAACTATACATTCAGCAGAATAAATCCCCTGTATTTCTGGCGTGGCTTACATCGTTTTTAAGTCTTTTCGATAAGTCAGAATTTTCCAGTTACAAAGTTCGACAAATTTACAGAGCACATATTCAGGGGTCGCCGTTGGGATTGGGTTGATCCGCTGAAAGACCGCAGAGCTGCAGAGATTGATGTTAAACACGGCTGGAAAACTGATGGTCAGGTTACGGCGGAACTAACCACAGAGGATTTTGATAATAACGTGGAAGAAATTAAACGGCTTGACGATGTTAAAAAGGGATCAAGTCTGGAGGTAATCAAGAATGAAAAGACAGCACAGATCAAAAGCTAAACCGAAACAGGAACCGGATACCAAAGAGCGTAATGAGCTTGGGTTATCTTTCCGGGCGGTCGGCATTACGGCGACAAGGGCAGAGGGAAGCGACGAAATCAGAGTCAGTCTCTCTGTATCAAGTGCGGAACCTGTTTTATCATATGTTTTTTTAATGATAACTACCAGCGGGTTTATGAGATTCTAGACCATTCTGAAAACTCTATCAAGCGCGATAGAATGCAGGGTGGTTTGGTAATCCAGGATACCCATTATGGTGATCAAATTGGGCTTATTCGCGAGCCTAAAATCGTTGATGGAAAACTTGGCGGCGAAGTAGAATTTTGTACAGGCGAACGAGCGCAGGAAATCGCAAAGGACGCAGAAAAGGAACTGAGAACTAACTCTAGTGTAGGGTACATTGTAGATGCAAGTTCGTATGTTTTGGAAGGTGAGCGTGACGGAATCCCCGTGGTAAGGGCAATGTCATGGACGCCGTACGAAGCCAGTTTTGTAAACGTCCCCGCAGATACCAGCGTCGGAGTTGGCAGAGAATTAAACAAACAAACTCCTGATAATCAGGAACGCAAAAAGGAAAGAAATATTATGAATCCTAAAGAAATGGCCGCACTGTTTACACGTGCCGCGAAGTTTGGAATTGAGACTTCATTGGTTGAAGCAATCAACATGGAAGATGCAGGGGCCGCACGTGCCGCCCTTGATGCTTTGATTGTTGATAAGCAGGCGAAAGATGTTGAAGACCGCGACGCAACTATTGTGACGCTTAACGAGCGCAAGCCCGCGATGCCCGATGCTAAAAAGCGTACAGGCGTTGATCTTCTTGGCGGAGATGTCGAAACCGAAAAACAAATAATTCGCGAATACAGCGTTTTGAACGTTGCGCGACGTGCGGCTGGTATTAGCGCAGATTGCGGATTTGAAGACGAGGTAAGCCGCTACTGTATTAAAAACGGCATGGGTTCAAAACGCGGCGGTCAGTTTGTTCTGCCACACGCTGTTATTGCAGGCAAGCGTGATTTTTCGGTGTCGGGAACATCTGGTGCAACAGTTGCAACAAATCTGCTTGTTAATGAGTTTGTGCCGTATCTGCGGACTAACTCAATAATGGGTATGCTTGGAATGCGTTTTTTAACTGGATTAACCGGAGACGTTGATATTTCTAAGCAGACGGCGGCGGCAGCTGGGTATTGGGTTGGAGAGGGCGGAGATATCACGGATGGCGCTCCCGAACTGGGTACAATCTCAGGTACTCCGCATACAGCAGGCGTACGTGTACCAATTACACGCAGAATGCTTTTGCAGTCAACCCCAGGAGCTGAAGAGCTTGTGAGAGCTGACATAATGGAGGTATTAATTAGAACTCTCCAGATCGCAACATTCCAGGGAACAGGCGCAAACGGGCAACCGAGCGCAATCACAAGCGCAAGCGGAATTAACAACCCATCGGTAACACAGGGGACTCCAACGTTCTTGGAATTGCTTGACTTTATCGGGAATATTATTTCTGATAATGCCGCCGCAAATGGTCAAAAATGGGCGATGACCGGTGAGGTATGGACTAAATTGGCAGGAACATTCATTGATGCAAGTTCGAATGCTGAACGCGTTTTGAATTTGACTAATGAAACTGTTCTTGGCAAGCCGTATCACGTCACCGAGGACGTTGGAGCCAACAGCCTGTTTTTGGAAACTGGAATACTGTGATGCTTGGCATTTGGGGCGGTGGGGTTGATTTGAACCTTGACACCTCAACTAAGTCAGCAAGCGGCGGAGTTATCCTAACAGGCTTACAAGATGCCGACGTAATGGTTAGAAACGGAGAAGCACTCTCTTACAACAACGCTGTTACAAGCGATTAATCAAAGCGGGGAGGTTGCAAGGACTCCCCAATTTTAACGAGGTAATATTATGAGAAAGTTATTAATTAGCATTTTAATGCTGGCATCAATGGGCGCTTTTGCCCGCAATGCAAACCAGATGAAATACGTTAGTATTTTACCAGCAAACACAACTGCAACAACCAATTCGGCTGTTACAAGTGATGCCGTTGACATCGCTGTATACAAAGGTAACGCAGCGTTTGTTGTTGACTTTGGAGAGGGAGCAACAAACGATTGTGTTAATATCGTAACGCTTACTCACTGTCAAACAAGCGGCGGCACTTATTCAAACTTTGTAAACATTGCTGGTGATTCGGCATCTGTAACAACATCAAATAAGGTATCAGCATTAACTACT